AAAAAGTTCTAAAACTCCATAGAACACTCTGAGCAAGCTTAAGAGTCATCAAAAACTGTCCGATTGACAGCATGATTGTTGCAGGTCGATCCCAGTTATACCAGATATTCGTGAGGCACAAAAGCCCCGAAGTCACAATTGACTTCCAATCGATGGAAGAAGCAAAAATCTGAAGCTTTGCACAAATCTGGTCAACAAAGTCTGTTGTTCCGCTGAGGTCAATCTTATGGTTAAGATCAAATCCCCATTGGGGGGTCAAACACGTTGGTGGTCTCAGTCCCGGAGGAAGCTCGCCCTTTCCCTCAATGAATTCGGGAATGAATTTATGGTAAACCTCCACTCGGGTAATCACATGACGGTGGCCAAATGATGCCACTCTATAATACTTGCCTCGTGGGAACTGGCAATGCACGATATACAAAAGCACATCAGCTTGGCCGAGAGAATAGGTGTATTCATCATAGATGTAAGAATTGCCCTCTGTAAAATGGCGCTCTTCAAAGAAGCGCCACATGCGGCGAGCGGCCCATTCTTCAAACACAGTAGGTTTATGATGGAATGGGTTTGCATATTGAACGCGGTGGCACTTAAGTGCACTACAATCGTGTATTTCTTTCGAATTATGATAATCACATCCGCAACCACAAATTTCCTGAGAAAAAGCACTCTGAGGATCCAACACAAGAGTTTTAAGACTCTTAATTCTTCGCTCATCTGAGCGTTTCCTTGTCTTTTCCTTAGCAAGATGTTTCTCCCATAACCATTCTTCGTTGGTAATCCTTTCGAATTTTGAACTCTGAATTTTTGTGTTTTTCCTTTCCAATTTGGAAAGATAGAAGGGGTTTTTGGTGTTTAAAGGCACCGCCTTGTAGTTTTGAGTAGCCATAGGTTACACGTAGATGTCGCAGTTATTGAATATCCACTACACAGCTTATCTGCGGTTAGCTGTCTTGTGGCAAACTCCAGGTTTTCTACGCTTTGCGCGTAGCAGGTCGGACAACCTGCGACTTTATACTGAGTCGTAAGTCCCTTTGGTCGGTGGGGTCCGTGTCACTACTCTTTACTAGTACCCAAGTTTAGGGTCAAACTTTTATATGAGGTGACGTATACCTAACAACTGCACCACCCGGATCAATGTGATGCACCTTATTCATTCAGACCCCTAAGCGGGGGCACTATGTTTATTCTTACAGATCACCATTAATGATCATACCAATGTGGTGTAAACTTCCGTCCTAATTGTTGTTAATTCAACATGAGTTGTTATAATTTGTTGTAATTCCGATATTCGTTAAAAATCCTACATTAACTTTCAACGGAAAGAAAACGTATGTCGGTCGAATCAATTCACTCAATCGCACATTGCGGGTGCAAGCAGCCAGTTGACCTGGATCTTTTCTTTGTCTTGTGAATGAGTTGATTTTGGTTATCAACAGGTTAATACAATCGCTGTATCAAGCGCCCTAACTAGCGTAACGTCAAATAGACAGAGCCAAGCGAACTATGGTAGTAATCGCATTGACGCTAGACGTAATAAAAATAGAGTAAATTTGGGTCCGCTCTTAACGGATTCGCCTGTAAGACAACTACAGGGCTCTTAAGGCTCCACTATAAAAATGGTTACCGGGATGAGTTCATACCCCCGCCAAACTAGTAATCATTTGAGTGTTGTCCGAACTCGTCTCCGACAATGAGACGATTCTTTCACCCATCATAACTATTTGGGACATTTTATTTTCACGGAAAAACACACTTCAGAGTGAAGTGGGCATAAAACCGTAAAATCGGGTCGAGGAGTAGGCATAAAGCCTAC